CCGGATGGCGAAGGAGATGCGCGTCCGCGAGAACGCCATCGACGCCATCGACGAGGCGATCACCAAGATGCGCGCCGACATGGGCCGCATGACCAAACGGATGAAGGACGGCAACTGGGTCGAGGAGCCGCTGGTCATCATCAAGCCCCAGGACGTGGCGCTCCTCATCGACCGCCTGAACGTCCTCTTCGGCCGGCCGTCGAATATCACCGAGGAGCGCACGCTTGGCATCACCGCAGTTGGCAGCGATCCCGAGTTCCTCCGCGCCCTTGTCGAAGCTACTCGAGGACGCGGATCTGACGCCGGAAACGTGGGCGGCTCTCCGCTCCCACGCGTTGAGGGAGCTCGCACGAACTGACGGACCCGAGGCGGTTTTCGCCTACGGCGAGTACGCCTTCGGCTACACGCCGGCGGCGCACCACCGGGAGATGGTCACCAAGACGGTCGAGGCGATCTACGGCCGCAAGAACAGCGTCTACCTCCTGCCGCGAGGCGGCGCCAAGACGACCTGGGACAACACGATCCTGCTCGCCTGGTTGATCGCGAAGTACCCCGACCTGCGGGTCGGCCTCGTTTCGAACACGGACATGCAGGGGAAGGACTTCAGCCGGGCGATCAAGTACACCTACGAGGCGAACGACGCCCACAGGGACGTCTTTCCGGACTGCGGGCCGTCGAGCTCGAAGTGGACCGACAAGGAGTGGCTGCGCTCGGGTAGCCGCTGGCATGGGTCCAAGGACGTCAGCTGCTTCGCCGTCGGAGTCGGCGGGGCGATCATCAGCAAGCGCTTCGACCTCATCCTGATGGACGACATCCTCGACGAAGAGAACACGCAGACGGTCGACCAGCGCGAGGCCGTCGAGGTTTGGTTCAAGAAGACCCTCAAGCCCTGCCTGGCGCCCGACGGGGTGGTCATCGTCATCGGCACACGGTGGGGCGAGGGTGACCTGTACGAGCAGTTCTTCACCCCCACGGCGCAGGGCGGCTTCGGCTGGGACAGCCACATCGTGTCGGCCCTGACAGAGGACGAGAACGGCGACCTGCAGAGCTACTGGCCCGAGTACTGGCCGGTGGCGACGTTGCTCAAGGAGAAGGAGGAGATGGGCAGTCCGCTCTTCTCCTGCGCCTACCAGAACGACATCAGCGGCCTGCTTGAGGGGAACATCTTCAAGGGCCCCTTCGATCACTTCGACGCCCTCCCGGAGGGGCACCACTACACGCTTCGCATGGGCGTTGACCTGGCAAGCTCTACCAAGGAGCGCGCCGACTACACCGCCCGGGTCACGACCGCCGAGGACTCCTGCGACGCCTCGTGCCAGCTGCGCGGGACGTTCTACGTCCTGTCGACCTTCCGGGACAAACGGGAGAGCCACCATGCCGAGTTCATCCTCGACGGCTGGCAGGCGTATCCGAACATCGCCCTGGTGCTGGTCGAGAAGGTCCAGTTCCAGTCGACCCTGGTCCAGACGGTCATGGAGACCTACTCACGGATCCCCATCGAGGGTAAGGATGCCGACGGCGACAAGACCACGCGGGCCAGGGGCGTGGCTGCCAAGTACGAGGCCCACAAGGTGCTTCACCACGCCAGCCTGCGCGGCTCCGCCTTCGAGGTGGAGCTGCTCTCGTTCCCCAAGGGCCACGACGACCTGGTCGATGCCCTGGGCTACTCCATGGACCTCACGTCGGGGTCCTTTTTCTATGGCTCGCTGAGCAAGGGAGGTAGGGTCGAGTGGAAACAGGCCTGAGCTTCCCGGGCTCCGTCCCATCCGAGGTTGAGTTTCGCGACGGCAAGCGGCTCGTGCCGGCGCATCTAGCGCCGTTCCTTGAACGCATCGAGACGCACCGCATGACCTATGAGGAGGCCGTCGTCATCGTCAACAAGATGATGGAGTCCGACTACCTGAACGCCCAAGGCGATAGCTTCATCGCCGCGCACTTTCGAGAGAACCGCTGATGGGCGTGATCAGCAACCTGTTCACCCGCTCCTATAAGACGAGCCCCAAGAACTACCCCGCCGGGACCGGCGGTGGCTTGGTGTTCCAGGAGCGCGGGAAGGTCCAGAAGTCGACCTCAGCCCTGTTCAGAAACTGGGCGGAACACAGCGAGTGGATCCGCGCCGCGATCTCGATCCGCAAGAGCCAGGTCAGCTCCGCCGAGTGGGACATCGTGCCCTTCAACAGCGAGGGCGAGACCGACAAGGGCCTGCAGGACGAGCTCCGCCAGCGGTTCATCACCCCGAACAACGCCGTCGAGTCCTTCCGTTCCTGGGTCGAGCCGATCATCGAGGACATCCTGGTCCTCGACGCCGGCGTGATCGAGAAGGAACGCACGCTCGGGGGCGGCCTGTACGCCCTGCACGCCGTCGACGGGGCGCGGGTCAAGATCTCCGCCAACTGGGACGGCACCAACCCCAACGAGGCCCGCTACTGGTGGGCCCCGACGCCCACCTACGACGTGCCGTTCACCAACGACGACATGGTCTACATCATGGCGAACCCCAGGACGTACTCCGTCATGGGGCTGTCGCCGCTCGAGACGCTCAAGCAGACCATCGACGCCGAGCTCACGGGCAGCCAGTACAACCGCCGGCAAGTCGAGCAGGCGGCGCCAGATGGTCTGTTCGATCTGGGCGAGGGGGCCCGGCCTGACCAGGTCGAGGCCTTCCAGTCCTACTGGCGCTCGGAGATCGCCGGCCGGGGGGCGCTCGCCTTCCTGGGTGGCACGAAGAACGCCAAGTTCATCCCGTTCCGGGCGTCGAACCGAGACATGCAGTACGACGAGTGGCTCAAGTACCTCGTTCGAAAGATCTGCGCGGTGTACCTGATCAGCCCCCAGGACATCGGCCTCACGTTCGACATCAACCGGGCTACGTCAGAGACGCAGGCGCAGCAGTCCGAGGATCAGGGGCTGCGCCCGTTGCTCGCGTTGGTGCAGGACTACTTCACTCGCGAGATCGTGTGGGACCAGAGCTACGGAGGGTCTCAGAACAACCTGGCGTTCCGCTTCACTCGGCTGAACATCAAGGAGTCCATGTCAAAGGCCAACATCAACAAGTTGGCGCTCGCAGGCATGCCTTGGAAGCCCGTGAACGAGGCCCGGTTGGATGAGGGACGCCTTCCACTCGGTGATCCGCACGACCCCGAGAACCCCTACAACAAGTTGATGGCGAACACGTCGCTGGGCGTCGTGACCATCGACGAGGTGGCGTCCGCGAAGGACGTCACCGACCAGCAGCCCGCGTCGGGCGAGGGCCAGCCGCAGGGCACCAAGCCCAAGGCTTCAGCCAAGAGCGCCGATCTGACGGGGAATACTGACTGAAAGGAACAACATGGCTGCAACTATCGTCGTCTCCGTCTCCTTCGGCTCCACTCCGACCGTCACGGACTCCGTGGCCGGCGTGGACTTGGAGAGTGCGGACAACGCCACCAACACCCTGCCCAACCGGCAGGCCAACCCGATCACGGTCGGGAACAACAGCTACGAGAAGTGGATCCGGGCCAAGATCACCGCGACCCCCGCCAACTACGTCCAGAGCTTCAAGGTGTGGTTCAACAGCACCGTCGACACGTCGACCACGCTGAACTTCACCGGCGCGTTCGTGGCGTACCAGGTGGGCACAACGGCCGTGTCCACCATCGCCAACGTCAACGCGACGACCTTCACTGCGGGCAACAAGGCAACCTGGGACCTCTCGCAGTACACGGCCGGCCAGACCGGCTCGTACACGAAGTACCTCGTCCTCCAGCTCCAGGTCGGGTCGACCACTGGCCCGGGCAACTGGAGCCAGCAGACGGTCAACTATTCGTACGACGAGGCCTGAGCCGGGCAGATAATAGCTCGTTCTTCACACTAAACCGGTTTAGATCGGCGACTGTGAAGAACGAAACGAGGTAGGCTGCGTGCGCGTGGCCTACCTCGCCAAACCCCTTCAGGGCATAGCCCGAGGACGTGATGCAGCACCTTGACCGCGATCTGCCGCTCCGCGAGTACTGGAAGCAGCGGATGCGCGAACACGGACAGGACTCCTACCGTGGGCGGTCCCTGGTGAAGATGCCAGAGGACCTCCGCACCTACGAGCAGGTCATCGAGGGCACCAAGCCAGATACCATCGTTGAGCTGGGGACCTTCGCGGGCGGCAGCGCCCTCTGGTACCGCGACCGGCTCCGACTGTTCTCCGGCTCCGACATCCTGGTCGTGACCGTTGACGTTGACCGTCGATGCGAGGGCTTCAGCCCCAACGAACGAGTCATCTTCATCGAGGACGATCTCACCCTCGAGCGGACCCAACGCAAGGTCGCGGGCCTCGTTGCCGGTCGCCGGGTGATGGTCGTCGACGACTCCGCCCACACCTACGACGTGACCACCAAGGCCCTGGAGGGCTACGGCGACCTGGTCAGCCAGGGCTGCTACTTCGTGGTCGAGGACGGCGTCGTGGATGAACCCGACCTCACGGTCTGGCCGGGCGCCGGGGGCGTCCAGCCCGCCATCGCGGACTTCCTCGACACCGACCGTGGTTCCCGCTTCGAACAGCGCTACCTCGAGTCCTTCGGCCTGACGATGCACTTCGGCGGCTGGCTGTTCGCGTCATGACGGAAGTTCTGGATCGGATCGCCAGGTGCCAGCCCGAGGGCGGCCTCGAGGGTATCGGCTACGACGTCGAGAACACCTGGTTCGGCTCCGTCGACGCCGAGGTCCTCTACGCGATGGTCATCTGGCACCACCCCAGCAGGATCATCGAGGTCGGGTCGGGGCACTCCACGACTATCTCGCTCGCGGCCATGCGTTCCAACCTGGCCGACGGCCGGGGAGGGGTCCTCGTCGCCATCGACCCCGACCCCAGGGCGGTCCTCGACCCCGTGATCGATCACCGGCGGGTCCGTCTCGAAGACGCTCCAAGGGAGCTGTTCGACTGGCTCGTCGAGGGCGACATCCTGTTCATCGACTCCAGCCACAAGTGGGCCCCCGGGAACGACGTGGACATCCTGTACCACGAGATCCTGCCGGCGCTCCGGTCGGGCGTCGTCGTCCACGCCCACGACATCTTCCTCCCCGATCCTTACCCGGAGACGTGGTCCGACCGCGCCTACGACGAGCAGGAGCACCTCCAGGCCCTCCTCGACACCGGGCAGTGGGAGGTCCTGTGGTCGAGCCACCAGATGCAGGTCTCGTCTCCCGATGCGCTCGCGGCGGCGTTCGCGTCGTACACGCCGGACCGATGGCCGGGGAGCTTCTGGATGGTCCGGCGGTGATCACCGACGTGTTCATGTTCGACGATGAGTTCTCCATGCTCGACTGCCGACTCGCGGAGCTCGATGGCATCGTCGACCGGTTCATCGCCATCGAGGGCAACACGACCTTCGCCGGCGAACCCAAGCCGTACTACCTGTCGGAGCGCCTCGACCGGTACGCCGGCGTGCCCCTGACGATCTTCCAGGTAGACCTGACCGGCCAGCAGCCGGCGGAGGTGCCCTACCGCTCGTGGATCACGCCCGAGACCGCCCATGCCTGGGTCAGGGAGGGCTGGCAGCGCAACGCCGCCAGGGCGCTCCTCGCGCAGCTTCCGCCGGACTCCTGGGCCATCTACGGCGACCTGGACGAGATCCCGCGACGCGAGGCCCTGGCGGCCTTCGTCGCGACTGGGTCTCACCCTCACGGACTCGAGATGCGGATGCACGTCTACTCCACGGCGCTCGTCCACCCGGCGGCCTGGGTCGGCGGGGTGGTGGGCAAGGTGGGTGATCTCGGCACGGATGTCCTGCGCGTCCGGGACCTGCGCTTGAACTTCGACCGCATCCCGGACGGAGGTTGGCACCTCACCTGGTTCGGCGGCCCGATGCGGCGAGAAGAGAAGCTCCTTCACCTGTCCCACCAGGAGCTCGTACCGAAGATCCGGGGCAGCGTTGGTGAGTCCCTACCCAAGCTGCGGGTCCACGTCGATGGCGAGACACCCCTCGAGCCGTACGCTGGTGCGGACCTTCCACGCTGGGTGCTCGAGGGACGGGCCCCGGCATTCTGGCATACCCGGTACTGAGGTTTCGCACATGCAACGAGTCCTGGTCACTGGTGGCGCCGGCTTCATCGGCGGCTACGTTTGCGAAGAGCTCTCGCGGCGGGGCTTCGAAGTCGTCGTCTTCGACCACATCCGCCGGGCGAGCCGGTTCGAGGTGTTCCTGGGGGACATCCGCGACGAGGTGGCCGTCAACGAGGCCGTCGCGCACGCCGAGGGCGTCATCCATCTCGGCGGCGTGCTGGGCACGCAGGAGACCATCAAGAACCCGAGGCCGGCGGCGCACACGAACGTCATCGGCGGCCTGAACATCCTCGAGGCCTGCTCCCAGTACGACGTGCCGATGGTCAACATCGCCGTCGGCAACTACTGGATGAACAACACCTACTCGATCACCAAGAACACCGTCGAGCGGTTCGCCGAGATGTTCGTTCGCTTCCGGGGATCCCGTGTCTCGACCGTCAGGGCCCTCAACGCCTACGGCCCCCGGCAGGTGGCCGCCGAGCCCTACGGTCCGTCCCGGGTCCGCAAGGTCATGCCGTCCTTCGTCTGCCGCGCCCTGTCCGGTCTGCCCATCGAGATCTACGGCGACGGCAACCAGATCATGGACATGATCTACGTCGCCGACGTGGCGAAGATCCTCGTCTCGGCGCTGGAGAAGACCGGCCGCGACGGCGCGAGCGGGACCTTCGAGGCCGGCACGGGAAGGCGCACCACCGTCAACGACATCGCCTACATGGTGGTGGCGGAAGTCGCCAGGCAGGGAGGCCCGGTAACGGAGGTCGTCCACCTGCCGATGCGTCCGGGGGAGGACGAGGGCTCGGTGGTCATCGGCGACCCATCAACGCTGGAGCCGCTCGACATCGGCCCCCTGTTGTCCCTCGAGGCCGGCATCGAGGACACCGTCCGCTACTTTGCGGAATACCTGAACGAGCGATGATGCGCGTCCTCGTTACGGGCTCCGCCGGCTTTGTGGGAACGCATCTCGTGCAGGCTCTCGAGCAGCGTGGCGACACGGTGCTCGGCCTCGACAAGAAGAACGGCGAGGACCTGGCCGACAGGTCGGCCGACTGGGCCCGCATCTCGGCGGTCTCGTTCGGGCCGGAGGTGATCGTTCACCTCGCGTCTGTCTGCTCCACCCCCGGCTCCGTCAGGGATCCGCTGGGCACCTTCGAGGACACCGTCACCTCGGCGGCTACCGTCCTCGAGGCCGCCCGGATGGGCGACATCCCGGTCGTTCTGACGAGCTCGGTCAAGGCCCGCGACGGCATGACGCCGTATGGCGCCGCCAAGCGCATGGTCGAACTCTGGGCCCAGGAGTACGAGACCGCCTACGATCTGCCCGTCGTCATCAACCGGCCCGGCACCATCTATGGTCCGGGGCAGGAGGGCAGCGAGGACAGCGGCTGGATCGCGTGGTTCTGCAAGGCCCGCGCCGAGGGCCTGCCAGTCGTGATCAACGGCACGGGAACCCAGCTCCGCGACCTCCTCCACGTCAGCGACTACGTCCGCCTGCTGCTCCTCCAGGTCGACAACATCGGGACGTATCGGGGTCATATCTGGGATGTAGGTGGCGGCGCCACGAACACCGTGTCCGTCGCCCAGATGGCGGCCCACCTCAAGCTCCGTGCAACGTACGGGCCGGCGCGTTACGGTGACGCCGCCATCTACGTCGGCGACAACGGAGTCCCGGGCTGGGGGCCCGAGATCGACTGGCGTAAGTCGGAGACGTTGCGATGATCGAGCGCGCCCTGGGGATCGAGGGCTGGATGAGCGAGGAGGAGCTCACCTGGCTCGCCGAGCAAGCCAAGACCCACGCCCGGATCGCCGAGGTCGGCTCATGGCGCGGGCGCAGCACCGCCGCCCTGTCCGATAACACGCCCGGCGTCGTCTACGCCATCGACACCTGGGAGGGCTCGCCCGAGACGGACGGCGACCCCGACTTCGAGACCGGCGGTCCGGAGTGGCTGCTCGACGAGTTCCTGGCCCACGCCGGGGCGAACGTCATGCCCATGCAGGCCACCTCGGTCAAGGCCGCCGAGAGGTTCGCCCAACTCAAGGAGCAGTTCGACCTGATCTTCATCGACGGCGCCCACGACTACGAGTCGGTGACGGCGGACATCAACGCCTGGCGGCCCCTGCTCGCCAAGGGCGGCACCCTGTGCGGTCACGACTACTGGCCCGACTCGGACGTCCGGCGGGCCGTCAACGAGCTCCTGGTGGTCACCAACCCGGCGGGGTCCATCTGGCGCGAGAAGCGGCTGGTGGAGCTGTGACGACGGCCATCCTCATCCCGTCACTCAACCGCCCGCAGAACCTCCGCCGCACTGTCGAGAACATCCACGAGGCGACGCCGGAGCCACACACGCTGCTGTTCTGTGTGAGCGACGAGGCGTCGATGGACATCCTCGACGAGCTGGGCGAGTGGTACCTCGACGATAGTGATGGTCCCGACCGCCGCTACGTCACTCGGATGAACAAGCTGATCGAGCACCTCGACGACGCCGACACGATGTTCTTCGGATCCGACGACGTGATCCACCACCCGGGTTGGTTGGGCGAGGCCCTCAAGGTTCTCTTGAGCTCGGCCTGCGTGATCGTGAACGACATGCGGAACTCCGCCGGCACCCAGGCAGTGATCCGCCGCGAGTACCTCGAGCGGGCCGTGTACGACGCCCCCGGTCTGGCGTTCCACCCCGGCTACCTCCACAACTTCGCCGACAACGAGATGTTCTTCACGGCCTCGATGCACAACGAGTATGCGCGGGCGCTCGAGAGCAAGGTCGAGCACCTCCATCCCCTGTTCAACGCCCCCAACGCCGACCGCTGGGACGACACCTACCGCAACGCGATGGTCGGCTGGGACCACGACCTGGAGCTATGGACGGAGCGCCACGCCATGATCGAGCAGGCGATCCCGAACAGTCGGCCGGCGATGAGGGCATGGTGACCGTCAGCGTCGTCATCCCGGCCACGCGGCCGTCGGTTGACGACCTAATCATCAGCCTGTCGTGGGGTACGCGGATCCCTGACGAGTTCATCGTGGTCAGCAACGAGGTGCGCCCGGACGCGATGCAGTCCGTGACTCTCGTCGGCTTCGACAGCGCCACCCAGCCCTACGGCAAGGGCGACGCGGGGCTCCGGCGGAACATCGGCGCCGACGTGGCGGAAAGCGACATCATCGTCTTCCTCGACGACGACCTCATCGCGCCGGTCGACATGCTCGGCATGGCGGTCGAGATCGCCGAACGCGAGGGTTTCTGCTGGGGGCACCACCGCTACATCGACTTCGAGAAGTACTCAATCGACGACATGCTGACCATGGGGCCAGTCGTCGGTCGCTCGAGGGAGGCCTACGTCAACGACTGGCATGGCTGGCAGAGCTCCTATGCGGGCCTGCTCGCCATCCGCCGGGATCTGTTCTGGGAGACCGGTGGCTTCGACCTCGCGTACCTGGGCCATCACGGCAGCGAGGACCAGCAACTCGGCTACCGGCTCGGGGCGAAGGAGGGTCATCGCACCTTCGTCCACGAACCACCGTTCGCCTGGCATCCCGAAACTCCCCTCTTTCATTCCGAGCCTGCGA